CGTGTGAGACCCTTGCAGAAACGCCTGTACCGCCTGTTTCGGTGTTATTAAATACAACGGGGTCACCTACTTTATAATTGATTCCACCGGTTATAATGCCGACGCCATCTATACTACCTCTTGCTGCATTTTTAATTTCAACTTCTTGGGATAATTCTGCCGGTAAAGAGAGATACTTATATTGAACATCCTTATCATCAAATAAATTAAATGGTCTGGTATTTTTTATATAATCTGATGTATTGATATTATAATCATCTTGATTCGATACCTTTTGGAAGTTAAATTCATTTGGTTTTGCGTGGAAATTTTCTCCAATTAAATATGGGAATTTGGGTCTTCTAAAATTAGTGAACGGAGATTGTGTATCCGCTTCGTCAGATGCTATAGTAGTAAAATATGCATAAGTTCCTCCAGGGAAATCTGGAGTAACACAATGTCTTCCATTATTTTCATCAAGAACAGACTCGGAAGTTTGATTTTGGTAAACAAAATCATTAATAAAGAAACCAGATGGCCACAACGTTAATGGAGGTCTTTGTGGTGCATCTGCTTTCTCTACATACCCGGTTTCCATAATGGTAACAGACCCACCAGATCTTGTTGAATATCCATATGGTCCATAGATTGGGTGGCCATCATAAGACCATCCAATAATTGGAGAGTGATTTGTAGAAACGTTTTCTTGCTTCGTGTTAACGTTTATTTCTAAATCAAACTCTCCATACTGTCGATTACCATCACCATCAACAGAGTACGACGATTGTCTTAATTTTCTTGGAGCATATATGTGACAATATTGGATACCAAAGTTTTCATTAGATCCATTCTCAACGACTCCATCATCATCAGAGAGTGCATAAAGATATTTCTGAAATAAATTAACTCTCCATGTTTGTATTTTTGCTTTTAATACTTCACCTTCTCCTGGATGAATTACATTAACAGTGGTTGTATTTTGATTATATCCTGCACCAGGTTCAAGAACTTTAATTGCAGATAACGTTCCATTGGTTAATACCGGAGTTATTACAGCACCAATTCCATCTCCATTAATTACAAGATCTGGTGGAGAAATATATTGTCTTCCAGGATTTAATACCAGAATTTCTTCTATTCTTCCTTGGTTGATAATTGGTTGACATTGTGCATCCTGGCCAGGAACTGCTATAGTTAAAGGAGATCTATCTAAGTTTAATACTTCAGAGGCACCGTATCCAACACCATTATTTGTTAAATTGACTGATGTAATCTCTCCTCTAAAAATTGGTTGTAGTTGTGCTTGAAATGTTTCCAGACCAATCGAAGATATCCCAATTTGTCCAGAAATTGCAACAGAAATATCTGGGTAATTGAAAGAGTGCGTTCCGGCACCTACAGAAGTTAGATTGACATATTGATTAGTTTCATAAAAATATCTCTGTGTTGATGTTGTAAGACCAACATTTGCTAATTTAAACTTGTCATTATCTATTTTGATAACATAATATTCGCTTTCATCAGTCAAACCACTTATAGGTGAAGATCCTGCAGTGTATTTTACTGTCTCTCCAGACTTGTAATCATGATTTTTAATTTCAATATAATTAAGAGATGTACTTACACCAGTTATTCCACAAGATCTCTTTTTGTTTTCATACCCATCACCACTACTAATGACTGATATTGATTCAACAACTGATTTTTTATTTACGGTTTCGAGGTTATGTGAACCATTACCATATGATGTTAGTAATACAGTATTGATTCCTGCAATAACATCTGCAAGATTATTGTGAAGTGTTACTGTAACATTATTGGTTGTCTTTGCAAAATACTTTGCATCAGTTGTCAATCCACCAACAGCGGTTTGACCATTGGTTCTATAGATGACATGTTCACCATTTCTCAGTTTATGATAAGTTGAAAATCCAATAGTAGATGCAGTGGCACCTAATGTAATTTTATTTGATGCTACTTCAGAGAAGAATGGAACCGAATGCCCAATTAACTTCATATTTGGTTGAGCAACTGCCCCAGATCCATTACCACCAGTGATGGTGATTACTGGAGTTTCGTCATAATCAAATCCAGGATCAAAAACTCTAATAGATTCTAGCGATCCAGAAACTGCAATATTTCCGGTTGCACCAGTTCCAACACTATCATTAATATGTAATAGTGGTGGATCGATGATATCGAAGTTTTCTCCGGCCGATATGACTTCAATCTCTTCAATCTTACCATAATAAACAACATCTGGTGATTTATAATTTAATATTTCAACACCATTGACAAGAATTCCATTAAATCCTGGTTGTGTGGGTGTTAACTGTCCAGTATGTTGAGCAGTTTTTGGAATTTCTCTTAAAAGTTTTTGTGAAGTTAATTCTTTACCTTGAAATTGAAATGGTCTTAATGTATTATCATCTACTGTAACCGAACTTTCTACAGATACAAATTTTTCATTATATACATCATTTCTGCTTTTTGCTAATTTAACACTTGTATCAGATAATCTCTTAACATAATATAAACCCTCTGGAAAATTAGCGCCTAAGGATTGTTTTTTAACTTCTCTTACGCCGACTTTTCCCCTAAAATCAACAAATGCTTCTGTTGTAATTCCTACAGAGTAGTAAACTGGATCTCCAGAATATAAATTATGCTTTGTTCCCGGAGATATTAATAATTCTTCCCCTAAAAATGTTCCGGAAAAAGTTACCGACCTATCACTAGCATTAAGTCTTGATCCAAAATATGAAGGTATGGATGAAGATGCCACAAGAAAATTGTCATCATTGTCAAAAATACCTTGAATATCCGTTTGATATAATTGAGCTGAACCAAAGTTAGCAGCATCTCCCTTCAATATCTGCCTTGTGAGTGTATAAGTTTTGTTAATATCTAAAGGGCCAGATCCTTTTATAGAAATTGATCTGACAGAATTAACTCCATATACTGTTCCTCCAAGTTTAGCAGATCCTTTAAGTTCAGCTACACTAAGTTTGTCGCCATTTTTAAAGAAATGATCTTTATTTAAGGTCAGTTTATAACTATTATCCGAAGAATCTACCAATTCTATTGAATTTACCAGATGATCTGACGAATAGTTATAAAACCAAGTATTATAAATTGCAGAATTTTTATTATTACCAAGAGTTTTAATTCTTGCAATGTCTCCATTTTGGAAATTTTTTGTATTTTCTGGGTATACAAAATCACTCAGAACTGCATTAATTCTAACTTTAACAGTTTGGTTGGGATCTTTAAAAGATCTTCCATATGCAAAGGTGTTAATACCAACAGTTTCTCCATCAACAATAATTCCCGTTACATTAGAACATCCAAAGAATTGTGTAAAGTTCTTTGAGGTATAAGATACAACTCCAGTAGTAGTATCATTATAAGTTACGGATAGTTCTCCTATTGTTCCAAAACCAACAGTCGAATCAACAAAAAGAATACTTGCACCGGATCCTACTTGTCCAATTACTCTAGTTTTAGGATGAATTCCAAATGCTCCTCGAATTGCACCTTGAACTTCAACGTCTCTATCATATCCTCCATCAAGACTCAATTTATAAAAACTTTTTGCTGTTCCTACTTGAAATACTTGAAGTTTTTCTACTGATGTAATTGGAGCATATGCTTTTACTAAACCAGCATCTGGAAAATTATCTTGAAAAAGAGTTGCTTGATCCAAATCAAGAGGATCTCCATCTACAGATTCTACAACTAAATCGTTTGTAATCCTAAAATCTGAGTTTGACGGTGTAAAAAGAAAATCTCTTGGCTTAACTACAGATACATCTTGATTATATAATGCTCGGAATAAAATTTCAAAAGATCTATCTGTTCCTCTACTCAGATAAAAATCCTTAGATTGTTTGATGAATAAATTTTCGTTTAAACCTTCAGTAAGAGGTCTTTCGTCAAGAAGAGGTAAAAATTGATGTTTTGTTTTTACTAAAAATTCTTTTAAGAATAAGATGCTTAAATTTTCAATTAAAGCACCTGATTCATGAAGTGTCTGGCTAGATGAAGTAAATACTAAATTTTCTGGATTTGTTTCTTTCTTATACGCAGTAGTTCCAGAAAATCCTCTAATACATCCAGTAAAAGAGTTACTAGTCTTTCCAGTATAGGTTATAATTTCATCATCAATTTTAAGTAATCCATAAGATTCAGGAAATCCGTCAGTTCCTGTTATAGAATTTCTAAAATCAACAGTTATTGTTGTATCAGATGCAGATATTTCATCTAATAGAACAACGGAATCACCTAATCCGGTTGTTTCATCAATTTTAATATAACGATCAATATTTTGAATCAAATCAATAGGAGCACCTTTAAATTCAAGTGCTTGATAATATGATTTTAAAAACTCAGAAATAAGTGGGAACTCATCTCTAACATAAGAGGGGAGCTGGTTCTGAACGATGTTATTAAACTGTACTCTTTTTTCTGACATTTTCTATGATTCTATTAGTAACCTGAGGAGTAACTGCTGCCGCCACCACCGCCGGAAGATGGAGTGCTTGTAGGTGTAGATGATGATGTTGTAGATGTACTAGATGTACCATATGTACTACCAGATACTGTTGCAAGAGTTGTATTTCCAGTTGTGGTAGTAGTAGCGGTTGTTGCGGAAACAGGAACACTACCTCTACCACCAGGACGTACTAAAACGCCATTTGCATAACTTGAAGATACAATGTAGTTAGATGCTGAAGGGTCAACACCGGAAGCAATTTCATCTGTTACTGTTTCAAAATTACTACTTGTAATATCTAACTGTAAATAGAGATCTTGCAATCCAACGACATCATTTGAAACTGGAGAACCAGAGATTTCAATAATTGTTTGTCCGGTTTTTGTTTTTCCAGATAAAACATTTATTGGATTTAGTGTCAATACACCCCTCTCATAATCAATTGTTCCAATATTCCTCTTGACAATAGTAGGACTTGAGGAATTTATAGATGGAACAGAAAATAAGAATAATTCACCGGTTTCTCTATTTGAGTTGGGTAAATCTGAGATATAAACATCGGTTCCAATACCATCAACCCTGAATGCAGAAGTTTTAATATTGTAACCACTCATTTTCTTAATATAGAAAGAATTACCGAAACCAATTTGATATTCAACTAAAGCATTCAATGTTACTCTTAAATCTCGTCTCATCTGAATAGTTGTAATATTCGACGTTACAGATTCATGACTATCATCAATCACCTTTAAAAATTTACTATACTTGAACCTTGCTCCATACTTATTTAACTCAGTTGATTCTGCGTATTTTGTGACATTATTTTGAACTAACGTTGAAACTAATTCGGAACTATTTGCTGTATTTGTGTTATAATATATCTTACTATCAGTTTCAAGATACAAATATTTTAAATCAAGTATCTCTGGAACAATACCCGCAACAGCATATTTTTTCAATCTCATCTTTATATTTTCTTTAATCAAGTTTGGTAGATAATCACCAAATGTTGGCTTAATGCTAATGAAAACCTTACCATATTGGGGTGGAACTAACTCTTCTCCACCAAAAACAGAGATGGATTCAGTTTCTGGGTAAATTTTTGCTGGAATAATTGTTTCATAATCATTGGAAGTCAGTGCTCTATTTTGTGTGGCATATATTCTTGGGGCAAACTTTTTAATTGACTCCACAGTTTCAATATTTTGACCTCCAGAAGTAATTATACCTGGAGTCAGTAAAGATACTCCTGAAGTTACATTATATTCAATTCCATTTCTTGTATATGTCAATCTTCCTGAAAAATTAAAATTTGATATACCATTTGCAGCATCACCATTACTTACAATATAGTTTGCAGTAATATAATTGCCTTCTTCTAATGCTTTTCCAAAAATATCGTCTCCAAAAATTAATTCATACCTTTCATCTGAAATTTCTTGTAAATAATAGACTTTTGATTCTGGATTGATATCAAAAAGACTATCTTGGAGAGCATATTTGGTAGAAGATGTAGAAAATTCGTTACTTCTAACTGTAACACGAATTAAATCAGTATCAATGCCGGAATTTGGTAAAATATACTTTTGATTTAGATTTCTGGTAGATCTAGTAAAGTTTGATTCTAAAAGAACACCTTCGTAAATTTGTAATTCGTTAAAAGTTGCAATTCCATTAAAAACAGGAATTGTAACATCTTCTAAAATTGAAAATATAAACGATTGAGAAGCAAAAGTTCCTGAACTTGATGCAACAACTCCTTTTTTAAGTGTAATGGTCGATGGAGTTGGAGATATGTCCGCAGTGTCTACATCAAAAGTAACTGTTGCTAATGCTGCCTTTCTAGATTTAGGAACATAACCAATATTTCTTGCAAGTGCTACAACATTCTCTCTTAATGTTGAACTATCAATAAAAACCTCATTTGCAACCATGTTTGCATTATATGAGGTAATATATGTGTTATATGCCAACACATCAATAATAGATGAAAGATTGGATCCTTCAAAATCATAGTCCGTAAAATTGGAGTTTGATTTTAAATACTCTTTAAGTGATGTTTTAACCTGTTCAAAGTCCAGGTTAGAGAAATTGACTAATGGCATGTTACCTTGTTGGCTGCAAGACGAATTCTAATTGTTGTGCAGGTACATCTGCACCTATAATATCATATATGATTTGTACATCAAAAGCATTACCTGCAAAATCAGGTGTTGTTTGAACAGACCTTAATCTCACTCTTGGTTCAAATCTACGAATTGATGATTCAATTTCATCTTTGATATTAGATGCTGTTAAATCATCAAAATTATCAAATAATAACCTTGATATTCTTGAACCAAAGCTTTCATTAAAAGGTTTCTCTCCGGGAAATGTAAATACAATATTTTTTATTGATCTAGCAATTGCGTTTGCATTTTTAAGACCAATTAAATCGTCATTCAAGGGATTTTTCTTGAATGACATACTTACATCTTTAAAACCTTGACTTACCCTTTCTAAAGGCACAATTATATGGCAAATATAAGTTATTTATCAACGAATTCGTTAATTATATTTTCGTAGTTCTATTCATAAAGTGGTGCAGCTGGGATTTCATTTTCAAAAATCTCCGTTTCTTGCTTCTTATCACGTTTTTTTGGTGTTAAGTCATCATTTGCAATTTCACGAAGCATTTTTTCGTGTTGATCTGCTGCTAGGTTGTCTAAAAAATCGTTACTTGGAGTCATTTTCTTCTTCCTCAGGTAAATTTTCGCGTTCTTGTGCTGTTTTCCAGAAATATTCGTCCTCACGACCCATTCCAAGTCGCTCAAAACCATTTTCAACTTGATAATAACGAGTTGAAACCTTAAAATCTGGCATCTTAGGTTCAACAGGTGTTAAACTATTGTCAAAAATACGCATTCTATTGTTTGGATAGAGTGCATACTGACCATTTTCTAATTCAATCAGGTTATGAGACTTATGTTCAGCAGGATTTTCACTTGTTGCATAGTCAACTACCTCAGGATCTTGATGATAGTTATCTATTGTGCAAATATAAGTTCCTTTTTGAATACCATAGTCTCTGGTATACAATTCATAGTCCATTGAACCAATGAATTGCTTTGTAATTGATACTACACCATAATCCATACAGTTCCAAAACTGTAGATTCGGTAGATTCATATCAGGTGATGGTGTCTCAGGATCGCTTACAAATGCACTGATAGGTAATTTATCGTACATTGCGGCGTATTCTGGTAAATAGGTCTCAAAATAAAAAGTGCGCCCAGGTATCGATTTGCACGATACCCAAACGCCTTTGACAAATTCACCATGACCACTTTGATGATCAGTTAGATACTCTTTACGAACCCATACTTCTACCGAGGGGAGGTTACAAATAAGTGCTGCCATAATGAATGTTGGTTAACTTATTCTATTTACCTTGTCCCCGATATCTTTTCTTACGTCCATTGCGAGAAGTCGCGGATAACAATGTATACTGCGAGTTTCCTTGCCGAGTTTTCTTCGGCTTACCCTTGACATAAGTGCCGCCTTTCATCATCATAATTCAGTACCTCTTAAATAACGCGAGTTTTTTCGTGACCAACTCTGATACGTGGATCGCACCAGATCTCAAATCCTTCTTCCTTTGCATCAAGACAGAATGAGACATCCTCACCACACATGTCTTGTACATCACCACTCTCAAAGACTTGCATCTTAGGAGCAAACCATGGATACTCTAATCTCTCAAAAACACCTTTCTTGATTAATACCCATCCAAAACCTGTATAATCTACGGTGAATGGTTTACGACGCTTACTAATGCCCTCTACATTCTCATGATTCATTACTCCGCCATTCTTACGGAAATCATCCTCCTCTAACCAATGTGCGACAGAAGTTGTGTGTCCATCCTCTGTAGCATACCATCCTGCAACAATCTCCTTCTCTTCTCCCTCTGCAGGAATTGCCATATCACATAGTTGCCAGAACTTCTCTGTATTAAACACAATATCACTATCAATCCATAACTGATAGTCATACTCTAGTTTACCATCCCACGGTACTTGCTTAGGTCCACGAAGTACATTCGCACCTAGAACCTTACAACGGGCAAAATTAACCATTGATGAATAATCTTGACTGATCTGAATACTCATTCCACTCTGTACCATATCAAAGCACAGTTGTACAAAGTTCTTTAAAAATGTAAAAGAACACCCACGTCCAGGAAGACAGAATACAATCGTCTTACCTCTCATACGCTCTTTGATCGCAGGAATATCCCACTCTACTTCTTTCTTCTTAGGCGCGTTGGCCTTTACAGTAAATCCTTTTGCCATAACGTGTTGATTACTTCGTTTCAATTATAACAGTTATTATGTAGTAAGTCAATAAAAGACTTTGACTTAACAACTGTGCTCTGTGTTTGTTGGAAGACTATAAACTTCCTCATATGTTAAATCCTCAAGTTGATAATCAGTCTGCATAAGACCAACCATCCCCTTGAGGGTATTCCATGTTTTATTGAATTGTTGTTCTGTTAGATTATTATATAAACACTCATCTTTTGCATAGATGTGATAAACTTTACTTCGACTATCCATTGGTTTTTTACCTCCGGGAATTTTTTTTCTGGACGGGAATTTTTTTTTGCTTTTGATATCTATAGGTCGATTTGTCACCTCTGTAGGTTAGGGTAGTTAGACGTTTTTATCACGCCCCCCATAACGCAACAACGCCGCCATCAAAACACTGCCATTTCACTGATACTCCCAGTCTACCATATACGGGGCAGAGTGTCAACAACTGCCCCTCACTAAGTATCAGACACCGAAGTAACAATCAGAATTGATCTCAACGGTGTTCACTTTAGGGTCTCTGTAGTTAACA